TAGAAAATACCTAATTGTATGTCAATTGAGGAGCAGGACTAACAGACGGAGTCGGCGTAGTTGTCGGTGTCCTTGTGGGACTAGGTGGAGGACTTGTTGGTGTCGGGGTATTTGACGGGGTCGGTGTCGGCGTAGGACTAGGTATTACCTGTTGAGTTATACTAATACCAGTATAATTAGTACATCCGCAGTTGTCATAGATAGGAACTCTGCCATTTCCATTAACACTAGCATAACTGCTATTCACCTTTAATAAATAACTTTCTAATCCATCACTTTCATTACAATCAACAATTTCAACATAACCACAAAACTCTTGTAGTCCCCAAGTAAAACTAACATACCTATTTACATAAGCCAGGAACCCATAATTTAAGTCAGTATTAGAATAAAATATGTCTGTCGGGTCGCTACAATTAGTTATTTTTAGACACAATTTAGGGTGTGGGGTATAATCTCTTGTTAGTTTAACCAATTCAACATCAGCAATTGTAGGTTCTAATAATGAATAGTTGTTTAATTTATTTAATCTGTAATACTGATTTTTGTATAAGATTTTTTCATTAAATTGTATGCTTTTAATTTCCTCTGGTGTCAAAAAGACACTACAACTCAATAATCTATTTCCTTCATCAGTTAAATCTAAAATATAGTCCTTATAGTAAATGTCATATAAGTTAGGGTAATCCACAAACATAGTTTCTTGTGGGTCAAAACTATCTGTTGAGTTATAGTTTGTATAATGACTAAAACCTGTAAATGCTTGAGGGTATGTACTAAATCTATGGTTATATGTATAACCACTATTTTTGTAGGTACTATAAGTTCCCCTTCTACTATAATAAGGAACATAACCCCAGTTTTCAATCGGGGTATAAGTACCCTTGAATATCATACGGGGTAATGTTCTATAGGCGTTAAATAATTGAGTTGATACACCATCTATGTCTTTTGTTTTAACAAGTGCTGCTTGAGGTATTGTTAAATGTTCCCCCTCATTATTTAATCCACCATCAACTGAACTACAAAATAATGTCTCAAAGATAGTTTGTTTATCTTTGTAGTCCTGATTTAACAAAAGATACTGACTACCATATGGGCGGTTAGTTGAGTTCTTAAATGTGATGTTTCCTACATCACTATCACCTTTTGTATTGTAGAATAAAGTACCATCAATAATTGTGGTAATAGGACTTATTTTAATAGGGGCATCAGCATCTACTTTCTGCGTCCAATCTAATACCCTACCTTTACCAATAAAATCAATCATCGGTTCAATAATCAGGGTTTTTTCCTCATCAACTTTAGGAACAACCACCATATTAAAGGTTCTATTTACTGACTGGATAAAGTCAATTTGTTTATATTCTTTTTCAGGTAATTCTAATCTAAAATCTATGGTGTTTCCACTCACTTGCCTAGGCCCTGATATTAGTTCAGTACTAAACTCAATTAAACAACTTGTGGTGTCCCCTGTTCCTGCTCCAGGTACATAATCAAAGGTATAAACAGCACCACCTTGTAATTCTAATGTGGTATTAAATGTTGTAAAACCACTAGGTCCAGCATTTATCACCTCATCATACCAAATAGTAGTTCCAACATTTTGTAGTGTTGGGTAATTGTCTAACTTATGAAGCCATACAAACATAGTGTATAACAAGTTAGGTGGCTGTGAGCCTAACTTTTTACCAGCAATCGCATTAAATCTAATTGTATAAGTTCCTGGCTGTTCTAAAAAAAGAACTTGAGGGTTAGTAGTAGCACTAAAATTGTCTTTAATAACATCTCTAAATGATGCTCTTAAATAAGATGCTGTACCCCCACTTTGAGTATCGGTAAATCTAACAGGGGTTTTATATGGTATGCCACCTGTACTAAATTGTTCTGTTTCTAATTCAGGTTCATATGACTGATTTAATGGTAATCCATCACTACTAAATGTTAGGGGTAAAAAGAACCTCTTAAAATATGATGTATCCAAAAATGAACTATCAATCTTATAACCAGCCTGATTTACAATTTGAGTGTATAATTCTCTAACCGATATGGCAGGGCGATAGTAGTTAAATGGTAATGGATATTGTCTTTGTATAAAAGAACCTGGTGTATTAGTAAAGTTTATTAAAGGTGATGCGTTATAATATATTGTATCACCACTCACATAATCATAACCACTAAATAATAACGGAAAAAAAACTTTTTCATCTTCAATCGGGTCAATACCACCAAACTTGTCTAATGTATCCCAGTTGAATTGTGATTTATGGATACTTTCACTATTATATGGTATAATCAAATCATCTAGGTTTAAGTCATATAAAAACTTGTCCCCGATGTTAGATGACAAATCACCAACCTCTGTATAGAAGGTTAGATTATAGTTTTTTTCAGTCCTGTTATTAGTACTTGAGTTTAGACGGATGTATCCATCTAATATGATTTCACCATTATATGTAAAATAAGCACTAAAAGTCCTTCTAACATCATAAGTTGTTGGGGTACTTGCTGGGTCATAAAAGTGGTTAAAAATGTCATTATTATTTTTAGAACCAGGAACATTAAATGACTGCGTATATGTTGAGTTCTTTTTAGTAATATCTTGTATTTCAGCAAAGGACATTTCCAAAGTGATGTCCTCATCACCAAATAAGTCAATTATTCTTTTTACACCATCTATAGTGGTTATTAGTTGTAATGATTTTAATGCCATATTAGAAAGATGTTCTGTAAAGTTTTATAGGGTTATACTCAAAACTAAATGAGTACTGAAACAACTTATTATACCTACTCTTATACCTTTCAACAGAGTTAGATAAAATGTTTATCGGTATTAAATAAGGGGTTTTACTTTGATATGGTATTTCATACTGCTCGTGTTCCCTAATCATATATGCTTCGGGGCTCATATAGAACTCCTCAAATAACACTCTGTCATTTTCATCAGCAAAATCACTTTGTGCTGTAATGGTTTCAACCACATCTAAATTATACACCACTTTTCTAGCGTCTGTTGAAAGCCTGTTGTATAGTGGTTTATTCAGGTTAGATGTCTGTGCGTAAATGTCTCTTTTGATGTTGAAGGTTTTTACACTCTTTCTGTCAAAAGTAATAGTGTCCCACACCCCGTTAGAGTTCAGGTATAAAAAGTGGATAGGGGTACTCAAACAATTCATATCGCTTAAATCAAATCTAACCCACTCACTATTTCTTTCCCCGTTGTCATCATAAGTGTTTAAGTAAATCTGCTTGCCAGGGTGATTGTCAAAGATGTTAGTATATGTCTGTAGTATTTCACTTGGGTTATACCAAAAATCTGTGTATGGTGCTGTAAAATCAAACTGATATGCGTTTAATCCAACTACATTATTGTTTTCTACTATTGTAGATGTAATACCTATTGAGTTATTTGTGTATAACAAGTTCTTTTTGTTGAAAAATGACAACACAATAGGACACTGATAGTGATGTTTTCTATGTCTAATTCTAGTAGAACTATCACCACTATAACTAAATGAACTTAAATCACCCCCAAAGTTGTTTAGGAACAAAGCGGGGGCGTTCTCACTTTGATATGTATAACCTGTAAATTGATACTTGTATGCTTCATAGAACAAATGGTTATTTGTTCCACCAGTATTGTTTAAGTTCCAATACGGATTATTTACCTCATTATAATCAAAGTTAGTGGTGTTTATTTGTCTGCCAGGCCAAATCTGTTTTTGATACGGCATATACAATCCACCAAAAAGTGTAAAGGCACTAGGGTATATTAAAGCGTTTTCTCTTTTATTTACAAACGCCCAACTACTACCACCATTTACATAAATCCACTCAATATCACTATAAATCTCTGTTATTACTAAAGTCCAACCTGAACCATAAGGAGTTGTTGGTAATACATTTGATTGTGTTGAACCTGTATAATAACCAAAATCAACAGGTGTTCCAAAAGTAGAACCTGAATAAACTGCCCACATTACAATATTACCTGTTTGTGATATTTGATTTATTGCTGCTCCAGTCCAACTAATAGTATTTCCTGTTCCATTAAAAACAGACATACTTGATGGATAAATAGAAGGGTTTTCAGGTATTATAATAATTTCATTTGTAAAACCACCAGCAGTTTCAGTATATTGTTCCCCTATCATCAATCTATACTCCTCTATTTGATACAAGGGGTCATACAAATTGTCATCATTATAGGCATTTTGATTACTAACATATCTGGCATTACTAATCAACCCGTTATATGTAGATGCGGTATAAGCAGTTGAACCTGTTGTGTTCCAACCTGCCCCTTGTGCTGTTTCACTACGGGGGTTTCCTTTAATATAACTCTGTAATATTTCATTTACATCAATTATACCCACTCCGTATTCATTAGGGTAAATCTTTAATCTAGCCACTTTTTCAGGTGCTGTATTAGGACGGAACCAGACATCAACCACATACTTAAAGTTGGGGTATGAAGGGTTATTGTATTTATCACTACTAAAGGTATAGACATGCTCTGCGTTAGTCGGGGTTAGTCCTAAAGGTTCTTGTAATATTGTAATCATTTTATCTTAAATTAGTTGAAGGTATAATTTCCTCTATTGTTTTCTCAAAGAAGGTTTCCACATCCACACCTAATGCTTCTGCTCCTACCTCCTCCATTATGTTTATCATTTCCTCGGCTGCTACATCATAAAAATGTGTAGGCTGAATACCGAACTTGTAGATGTTTTTAGATATGCCGAATGCTGCCCCTAATGCTTCTTTTTCATCCAAACCAAACTTTCTCATAGCCCACGCTTGAAGGGGTTTAGTAGGAACATAAAAACCAGCAGTTCTACCATAATTTACATTCTGCCAGTAATCAAACATTTTTAGTGTTAGTATTTCCTCATCATATTCATAACTGATACTTTCACTCAATCCACCTGTGTCTATTTTAGGGGCTGAACCTTGTAATGATTTACCATCAAAAGTTCCCTTTCTACCTTTAGAATAAGCATCACCCTTATAACCAGGTGCGTAGTTGTACTTTTGTTCTAAAGCACCTTTAAGTTTCTCAACAAAAAGTTTCCCCATAGCGTTCATCGCTTCATTAAATCGGGTGTATTCTATTTCATCCATAACTTTTATCTTGGGGGGTAAAGATTAGGTGCTGGTTTAGATGCTATACCATATACAGCCGTTGTAAATGTAGTATTACCATTAGTTGAGGCACTCCAATTTATACCATCAGTTGAGTATGCTAGTCTATTTGTTCCTTCACCACCAGCAATCCATTTAGTGCCGTTCCAAGCCATACCATAACAACCTGTTGTAAAGATACTATTACCATTTGATGAACCACTCCAACTTAAACCATCATAAGAATAACCTATAGTATTTGTTCCTGTTCCACCAGCGACAAACATAGTTCCGTTCCACGCAACACACTCTACTTGAGTTGTAAAGATACTATTACCATTAGTAGTAGCACTCCATACCAAACCATTTGTTGAATATGCCAGTCTATTTGTTCCTGAACCACCAGCAATCCATAATGAGCCGTTCCAAGCGACAGAAACACCCCTAGTTGTAAAGATACTATTACCATTAGTAGTAGCACTCCAAATAAAGCCATCTGTTGAGTATGCTATTCTGTTATTATTACCACCTACAGCAATATACATACTACCATTATAAGACAAATCATAAACTACACTATTAAACAAACTATTACCATTTGTTGAACCAGTCCAAATTATACCATCATAAGATAAACCTATAACATTATTTCCAAAACCACCAGCAATAAATCTATTTCCGTCCCACGCTAGACCATTTACTTGAGATGTAAAAATAGTATCACCATTATTAGTGTTAGTCCAATATTTACCATCATTAGAATAAATCAATCTGCGATTTAATGAACCACCTGCTACCCACCTTGAACCATTATAAACAATAGTTCTAGCATTACTACTAAATAAACTACCAGTTCCACCACTCCAAGTTAAAGCATCACTTGAATAAGCCATAGTGTTAGTTCCTTCACCAGCAGCCACAATCAACTCAACAGGAGTGCTTGTCGGCGTCGGTGTCAAAGTCGGTGTGTATGAAGGTGTAATGCTCGGGGTATTAGTCGGTGTAGTTGAAGGAGTGTTTGTTGGTGTTTCCGCAGGAGTACTTGAAGGAGTACTTGTTGGTGTCTCCGTAGGTGTGCTTGTAGGCGTTTCCGTAGGAGTAGTTGAAGGTGTATTAGTCGGTGTCTCCGTCAAAGTAGGTGTCGGCGTCGGCGTTTCACTACTTGTTGGGGTGATTGTAGGTGTGTTAGTCGGTGTAGTTGAAGGTGTCGCAGTATTTGTAGGTGTGGGACTAGGTGTAATGTCCCAATAGTTAAACGGAGCAATACATCTGTTTAATGGTGTCTGTACCTGAATAGCAATAGGCAAGTTCCAACCAACCAAAATATCATCATAAGCCTCCATAAACGGACTTATATTAGCAGGTAATGTAATATCATACTTGTCAGTATAATAGTCCCCCTGTAGAGCATTTACACTATACTTGAACTGGGCTAGAATATCTTGGCAGATTTCCAAAGTATCACTCAATAACTGATTTTGTATGTCATAATTTTTAATATTCATAATATCACAGATTAGAATATTAAAGTTATATGTGGTATATTGCTCGTCCTGACTAACAGGGCCTGGCAATACATACATCAGGGGGTAATACGGAGCATTATTGTCTATATTGTCTTGTTTGTCCCTATTTTGTGTTAGGTAAATAAGTTGTTTAATGTCTCCAACACCAAATGAGTTGAGTTGTTTATGCTTAACCTGTAGGGTGTTAAAATCTGCTATAATTGATTTCCAGTTCATCTTGTTAGTTTCTTTATTTTTTTGTCCCTTTCACTATTTAAGTCCTTCATATAGGTTAAAAAGTTTAGAACATATGTTAGGGGTTTTTCAGTAATCCCCTCAATTTTATTGATGTCCTCTTGAGCCAGATAAATGATTGTTGAATACCAACCCCAACGCTGCTCAAAAGATTTATCATTTTTCCTTTTACCTTCAGTTTCATCAACCTCAATTTCCTCTGTATTAAAGATTGTTTCATAAGAACGGACAATATGTTTTCTAAAGTCCCGAAAAAAAAAATTGCTCCTTGTAGATACTTTGATGGTAATAACTTAAACGCTTGTGCTCTGTCAGCCACTTTAGAAGCATCATACTTTACAAGTTTTCCGTTCTCATCAGTTTCTCTGTATAATAGAGCCATCAACATATTCATATTTCCAATTCTATAACTAGTAGGCTGTGATAAAAAACTATCTATGTCTATAAACTCACCAAATGTTAGGTTCTCCAAATCTATGAACTTATACAAGGTTTCATTAAAGATAAAATGGTTATAAAATCGGGGTGATTGTACCATATAGTAGTCAGTCAAATACTCACTAACCTTGAATACATCTAACCAATCGGCTTGTTTAATTTGTTCCTCATCTAACCCCGTGGCTGTTGATATGAGGGTATAACGGAACGCCTCCTCATCTTGTAAAGTTTGTGCCCCTGATAGTTTGTTCCAAACCATAATTGTTGGTTCTGCTACAAGGTATTCTTTACCATCATATTTTATAAAATGTTGTTCCATATAATCTATAATATAACTTTTAATTTACCCTCACTTATACAATCTTTTTTTCTCTTGTATAGATATTATACACCCCTTTAGTTTTACGCTCTTTAATGGTGTTGTATGCTATTGCCAGCGACATAATAGTATCATCATGCGCACCCTGTGGTGCCGAATATTTGATGTTTCTTGTTTTCATAGAGTATTCATAGGTAAATAATTTTAATTCTTGGTATAGGGGGCTGAATAATGCCTCTGTTGGTAATGATACTTTTAACTCATTAGTAGCATAAATCAAATCTTCAATAATATTTTGTTTAGATGAACTACTTGTTAGGAACGGGTGGATATTAGGGTATAACTTTTTAAGATTGTCAAACAACACATCACCTATACTATTGATTTCCACTTGTGCTTGAGCCTTGTATTGTTTCAGTTTGTCTGCCATATTTTTAATAATCTCGTCCCAACTCTTATGTCTGTCCCTATACACATATACCACTTTTCCGTTTTCATCTATTATAGTCAAAACGCTATAGTCATTTTGACGCCCAAAATCTATACCCGCATAATATTTGTTTGTTGAAACAGGTAATTCCCAGTTGTCTAACACACAATAGTTGTCTATGTTGGTAAATACCTCACCCCCACTATCTATAAAGTGTCCTAATATTTCCTGTCTAAAGATGTCCTCTGGTAAAGTCCTTTTAGCCTCCTCCAATTCATCATTACTAATAAAGGGGGTGTCATAAGATGAACCAACTAATGTTAGATATGACGGGTCATCCTCACTTAAACCCCTTGCGGCAAGTCGGTAAAAGTAGTTTTTACCTTTAGGGGTGGATATGAATAATACCTTTTTCCCTTTTACTAATGTTGTTTGTTTTAACACCAGGTTCCATACATCATCACGGAGGTATGCTGCCTCATCTACTATCAAATAATCTAATGTATAACCCCTTAAAGTGTCTTGTCTTTCACCTGAACGGAACAATAGTTTAGTTCCATTTATCAGTATTATGTTGAGGTTAGATTTATTAGCACTTTTAAGTATCGGTGTTCCTTCTATCGCATTTACAATATCGGTAAAAACTTTACGGCACTGACTATACACAGGACTAACCCACATTAGAGTTGAATTGTTGTTTTCCAACCCCCACTTTAATAGTAGATTTTGTGCCAGCATAGTTTTACCCCACTGACGCCCCGTAGTCAAAGTGATGTATTTGACTTTAGGGTTCTCAATCAGTTCTATTTTACTAAACTGGTCTGGGTGGGGGGTAAAACCTTTTACCTCAATTTTATTTTGTATCAGGTGTTCCAAACTTAAACTCTATTACTTGATTATTAGCACTAATTTCAACTTTGTCAGGTTCATTTAAGCCCATCATCTTGGCAATATCATTTAATGTCTGTCTTGCGGTATTCATATCACCATTTTTAACAGCGTTGTCATATATGAACCAATACTTTTGTATGTGTTTAGTGATTAGTTTGTCTTTTTCTAACTCAAACTTTTGTTTTACTGAACCCCACACTTTAATCCAATAAGCATTAGCCTGACTTTTTGACAATCCATAATCATAACAGAACTCAATATATTCAGTCCAAGACATATGATTATCAAATATGCGTTTCATACTATCATTTATGAAGCGTCTGTGTTCCGCCTCGTTCATTTTAGGCTTAAAAGTACCTTCGGGGCGTCCCCTACCTTTCTTATTTTGTTCCATTTAAGTATCTGTTTGTTAGGTGTTTTCTTATATTCACAAAACATTTACCACAACCAGGTGATTTATGTGTGTTGAATACTCTGTTATAAAGGTTATAGAACCAATCTATCTCCTCTTTTGTGTATGTTGATTTATTGCCCTTCATATAGGCTTGTTCTAATTCATCTAATGTATATTTTTCCATAACTGGTAATCCAATTTCTTTATGTTCTTTACAGGTTTCACAACTCATTTTAATAACCCCTTTCTTTACCTTTAGTTTTAAGGTAAAAGGTTATAGCAGCCGTATTACCTTGTTTTATTTGATTTAATAATTGTGTTTCTACATAATCCACACAACTCTCCTCAATATGTTTTATTCTGTCTAAAAAGAATATGTTATTCAACCACTCATCATATTCATCACGGGTGGTGTCCGTGATTTTAAGGGCTTGACTAACAACTCCTAATTGTTCCTCCAATACAGATAGGAACTCTTGTTGTTCTGTGCTTAATGTCATTTTGTAATGTAATCTTTTATTATGTTTATGTTCTCTGTATTGTCCCCCTCATTATTTAGGAACACAATATCATCATAGGTTTTAATGATGTTATGTAGGCTCTTTGTTTTTAGGTGATTAAAACGCTCTGCTTGAAAAACTCCCCTCAACTTATACCTTGTATCCATAGTTTCTTTTGACGCTGTTAGAACTAGTTTAATGAAGGGGTATTGAGTAGCAAGAACTCTTTTACTGAATAACCTATCACCCTCAAACACAACAACTCCTTCAACTTGATTTAGGAACTCAATAAAGTCATTATAGAACTTGATACTGATTTTATCACTACCCTCAAACTTTGACCCGTCAAATACCCCTATAAAATATACTTTTTTATAATCATCATATTCACCTTTAATCAAACCATAGTTGAAGGGGGTTAAAGTATAGTCCCTCATCACATCTTTCATCAACCTTGTTTTACCCGTGCCAGGTTCTCCACCTATCGCAATTATTCTTTTAACCATATTAGTTTAATTCTACATTTCTTTTAACCAATAGATTATGTATTTCCTTGAAGGCTTCATAATCTAATTTCTCATCAAATAGAAAGTCCTGACACCAATATTCAGTATTGTCTGCCGTTTCTATTGAGTGTAT